ATCTTGGGCTTCCATCATACCTCCTTCTGCTTGCATAGCTAAAGTTTGTTGAACTTTAATTTGGATTTGTTCTGTAATATATTGTCGAAGTAAATCAGCCTTCTCTCTTTCTTTATCTGTTATAGCTTCAGGATTAGTAGAAACAACTTTATAATTAAAAGGTCTTTTTATTTCTTCACCAAATAATACTCTTAGTTTGGGAGACATAATATCATAATGCCTTAATTCAGCAGGCATCTCACCTACATCCATACCATAAGGCTTACATACATATTCAAAATCTTCTCTATCTAACTTACCATTAAAAAGATCATAATTTATTTTTTTCCTATCTATCGTACTTGAAGATACACCGACCTCAAGCCGATTGTCAGTTGATTGTCTCTCTATTTCATCAATTACACTCTTAGCCCAAGCATAATCATTTTTAGTCTTTTGTTTCTTACTTACTCTTTGTTGTGGAAAAGTATATGCCATCTTATTTAGAATTAAAATATCGTAACTTACAAATATAGTAAATTATTTCTTAATATACTAATTATTTTTTACAAACATCTTATCTAACTGATTAATTAGAAATTTAGCGGCATTATTTTGCGGTTTTTCTACAAAAACTTCTCTTTCGTAGGTTTCTTCAACCATAAACATAAGTTGCATCATAGCCATAACCCTATCAAAGTTTCCTTCTCTATGATATGCAATTAATTCTTCTATCAATGGTACAGAAGGTATTAAATCCATATTATATACTTTACTATTATCTTCTCTACTACCACGTTCTGTCCATAACCACCTTAATATAAATTTCTCTCCTGCATCCTTCATACGATCATTCATATGACAACCTTTTATTCTTGACACTTGTGAATCTTTTATAACTTTTGAAATAACGTTGTCAGGTTGATTAGCTAATAAATGCATTTTACCTCTACGTTTAAAATAGGATAAAACTTCTCCCCTATCATTCTCAAACATAATCTCTGCTCCTCCAAAATATTCGGCTAATAACTCTAAATTTCTATTATATATCTCTATATTTTCAGGTCTACCTGTATATTCAGCTACAATTTCATCATAACCATAATCAAATTTTTGATATGATTTATAAACTATTGCACAATTCAAAGATTTACTTCCAGATCTGTCAAAGGCAACAGGATCTAATCCTATCTTATACATTCCATGAGGTATGTCATCAGGAGGATGTTGATAGATTACAGGACATCCTTCAGTTGAATCATGATGATCTGTAGGAAATTTCATAAGAGGGGCTAGTTTTTTTTCTAAGTCTGGTTTAAATCGAATCTCTCCTTCCTCTTCATAGAAAGTTCCCGCATTACCTAATTTTCTATATTTATCATTAGACTTTAATTTATTAAGAACATTATATAATTCAATTGCAGGAAATACTGCTCCTTCATTTCTTAAAAAGGCTTCTTTAGGTGTATGAGGATGCTGAGTAACCATCATATTATACGCCTTTGGATCTGCTATCTTCTTTTGTTCTCTTTCAAGATCTATATCTATAATAGCTTTTTCTCTCAAAGCATTACCCTGTTTATCTACAAATGGTTCTCTATACCAGGCATCATCTATAAACCAACCCGCTTGACCAACTGCAGCCTCATCATATACATTTTCATATGCCCTCAATCCATACGCAGAAGGATTATAAAACATTTCTTCAAAATCAGCATTAGTCCCATTCTTATTATTACCACCTGTTCCATATAAAATAGGAATACCAATCATAATATTACCATCTTTAAACAAAGGATAAGATCTCTGATATGCTTGCATAAGACCAGGCCAATCTCCCGCCTCTTCAAAAAGCATTCTTTCAGCAGTACGACCAACAGATTTTTGTGGAGCATCTTTAAAAGATAAAGCTAAGATTTCAGTTTTAAAACCTTTTTGAATATTAATACCAGATATAGGATCTTTTTCTACATAACCAGATTTAATATGATCTTGTCTATCTATTAAAAAACCTTTTGCCCAATCAGTATTTTCATTTATAAAATTAATCATATTCTTAGCCATCTCCATAGTATTTGACCAAAATGTTTTTTCATATGCAGCAAGAATAGCAACAGAAGATGGAAACCAATTATATCTCCAAACCATGCCGAAGGCATTTTTATATGAATATCCTTTCCGCCTAGCTTTTACAACTATCATTCCTTCACCATTAAGCTCTGCTTGTTCAAGTTCATGATACCAATAATAATCCATATCTAAAAACTTAGGAAAAGTATCTATTTTTCTTTGACGTTTACCATCATCAATAGTTGCTAATATACGCCCATAATTAAGATAAGCATAATGCTCACCAGTTATACGTACACCTCCAACAGTATAACCCTCTTTACATCTTCTTTCTTCCTCGTCCCAAAATTCTATATATTCAGAAGTACCTTCTGGAGCATTAGTATAATAACCATGTCTTAAATAAATCTTACAAGATTCAGAGAAAATTTCTGTATTTAAAAACTTTAGATATTTTTGTCCTGTGTGTCTAACAGGATTATGTTTAGATTTATCAATCTTATGCCAAGGTTTGGCTATTATTATTTTATCTTCCTTGTCCTTTATAGGATTTGAAATAATTTTTAGATTGTTTATTTTTACTGGTTTTTGTTTTGGCATGTATACCTCTTCTTTTGATTCTTCTTGTCGGTTTAAAGGTAGCAATATTTATTTTAGCCATTATCTACTCTCTTTTTATTTTGTTTTATTCTTTTTTGTACTTTTACTAATTCTGCGCATTTTTCATATTCTTCATGATAAATAAAATGTTCTAAAAGAATTTCAATGCAATCTTCTGGAATTCCTTCTTCAGGATCAAAAGGTAAATATATTTCTTTATCTTCATCATCTATAGATTCTTCTGCTTCTTCAAATAATCCTTCTAAAGTTATCTTACCTATTATTAATCTATATGCATTATTAAGAGCTTTTTCGGCTATTTCTTGTTCCATTATCATTTGTTCACTAGTTGTTTGTCCCATTTATACTATATCTTTACTTTCTATTAATGTATAAGTAAACGAATTTCCCCATATCTTTTTAGCTTTACGACAAATTTTCATAAATTCTTTATAATCTTCAATTTTTTTAAATACTTGACATCCTGCTGACCATTTATTTACATAATAAGATTCATCATAAGGATTACTTCTATGTATATTAATACCATAAATACCTTCTGTTATACTATCCTCATCTGTATCATATACATTATCCCGATCATTATCTCTATATACTTTTACTGGTAATTTTTGACCAAGTGCTTCATATTTACCTTGATGTAATCTAATTTTATGACTACCTCTATATTGTCCTGGGACTAATATTGCACACCCATCTTTACCTATAGGATGTTCCATCCAATATGCTCCAGGATCTGTAGTAGCTTCCCAACAATGAAATTCCCATTCACCATCTACTTTATAAGATAATGTAATATGATCATCAAACTTATTAGTTACCTTTTTATCTGTAGATGAATTTCTAATTCCTATAATATTAACATCATAGTTATCTCCAATAAAATATCTATATCCTTTTTCAAGTATAACTTTATGAATTAGTTCTCTATAATATTCCATAATCTAATATTTTCACCTTTTTATTTTTCAGAAAAAGAGAGAGGTTTTTATACCCAAACATCCTCTTAAGCATCCTTAATAAGGCGTTTTTTCTCTCTTTCTGTTTCTAATATAGTTATCAAGCCCTTTCTAGTATATAATTTTCTAGCTTTTGGGCCAATTCTATACTCTGAAGGTTTATACACTAACTTTACTTCAGTTATATAGTCTTTTAAATTTTTCTTAACAACCCATCTACAGGATGGGCAATGTACTGCTCTTTTTAGATGTGTTAAATAAGTCATATTTATTTATTTCTATCTTTATCCCAATACCACTTACTTCTTCTTATACCATCTATCTTCCGCCTTATCCATAATCTTTTAAAGATATTACCTGTCTTCATACAAAGATAGTGATTTTTTTTCGTAAAAATAGGCCTCTCACATTTTTTTGAACAAAAACCCATGCTGCATATAGCAATACACCATAGTCTCCTTAACTTTTTTATCAGGGCCATATTACTACTATATTACCTCGGATCTTCACGATTTCCTTTTTTTCTTTGTCCTCTTAATCTACCTTTTTTAATAGTTTCTTTTTCTATTTGTTCTCTAACCTTACTTAAAGATTCTACAATTGGTCCAATACTTTTAAGAGCATTAGTAACATCTGATGGTTTATATAAAGGTTTACCAGATTTATCTCTTTCTGTAAGATCTACAGAACGTAAATATGAAGATAATTTATGAATAGTTATAGTAGAAGCTTCTAATAATCCCATAGACGGAGTTTTTTGTAGCTCTTTATATTTTTCAATAGCTATTAAAACCTTAGCATCAGGTTCATAATCTTCATCTTTCATAAAATCACGGCCTACTACAGTTCCTAATGATTCGGGAGGTACTGATAAAACATAAGGAGATTTATAATCACACAAGAAATAAATATAAGAGAGTTTTGTAACTGCTTTTGATTTATCCTTAGTTTTATCAGCATCCCAAATCACTTTTAGTTCTGGAATTAATAACGCCTGGGGAGAAAAAGTAACTTTCCTATCCTTTAAATCAAATAAATATTTCATTTACCATTTGTCTAAAGGACATTTTTTACCAGGAGCATAAACATTAGCAGGAAATGCACAACCACATTGTCCACATTTATACCTTCTATCCCAATTTTTATCTTTTAAATTCTCTGGAATAGATTCTTCATCTGGATAAGCTTCTCTAACCTTGCGTAACATCTCTGTTCCGTCCTGATTAATAAGCTTATCCACAACTCTAAAAAGTTCTGAAGATTTAAGTTCAGGACATGCTGCACATATACTAGCTCGTCCTTGAGCTAATCTTTCTACTTCCTCTGGTAATCCTTCAGGTTTCCCAGCCTTTAAATAATTTAACCAACCGTCTTTAATGTTTTTAAATATACCCATCGAATATGCCTTTTTTAATTTGTTCTACAAATAAAACAAATTGCTCTTTTGTAAATTTAGTATAGCCTTCTTCTTTACCTCCGATAGTAATCTCATCACTATCTTTTTCTATATGAATAGAAGGACAAGTTTTACAACGTGCGCAAAATGTCATGTTTATATAATTAGAAGAAATATCTGATTTAAGTTTAGTCATTATCTAAACCATCAAGAAGATTAAAAAGCCTCGTTTCTAAAATAGAACGTTGTTCTTCTACAAAAAGAATACCTTTTGAATCTTTGTGCATACCAATAGATAACGATCTCGCTATAATATCAGCTTTTCTCATTTCATGGTCTTTTAACCATACTTTTTTCTGTAAATCGATCTCTTCTTTAGTTGGGCCTTGTTGACCTTGATTAGGATCGATGCTAATCGTTTGTGCATTTTCTGCCATTTTTAATTAAATTTAGTTAATAATTGAGTAATTCTACGTAAAACGAGATCTATATCATCTAAATCTTTAGAAATAGATTTTAATTCTCGTACTTTATCTAAAGTGGGTTCATCTAAACTATCTTCTAATAGTTCTTCGAGAACCATCATATTTTTTTCTTTTTCTTCTCTCCAATAATCTATCGCTAATAATAAAGATTCTCTAGATATTCCCATTTTGTTTTCTTTTTCTACGAATTTGTAGCAATTTATAAATTTCTTTTTTACCTCCATCTCTTTCCATACGCCCCTCTTTAACTCTATCAATAAGTAAACGGATCATCCAATCTAACCTGCCATTCTTCACTCCAAATCTACCTAATCCGTGGACAAAGATATTAGGTAATTTTGAATTTTGCAAGTTTTTTTTAATAAATCTGTATTGATGATTAATAATTCCTTGAATTACGAATGGGGGAAGACTATATTTTTTACTTAATTGGTTATAAAATTCGGAGAGATCCTTCATCTTCAGACAATGTATAAAGGATTTCTAAGCCTTTATACTTTTTCAAATCGTATAAATCATCATAGCCAAGTTCTTGTCTTAGCATAGATAAAGTATAAGCATTCAATATAAGATAAGTCGGATTTATATTATTATTAGATCTAAAATCTTTTTTTAATCTAGTTATTTTATCTATAATTTTTATATCTAATAATATATCATCCATCTTAACTTACTCCTAGTTCAAATAATGCATACTGGATAGACCCAGTACCTGATGCCACATTACAACTTATATAATCTGTAGTCTGCCCAAATTTAAAAGGACAAAAAGCCCACTCACCATTTTTTATATATAATATAGGATGGGTTGTTGTTGCGCTATTATCGTAAAAATTAAAAACTACGTCAGTATCTCCACTATTATATACAAATAAAAGTTGCCTTGAATCTACATCTATAGTAGCAGCTACTCTATGTGATAATATATTATTAGTAGCTGTAGCGTCTACATCCATATTTACCCATGATATATGATCTCCATCAAGAGAAAGTAGTTTTGTTAGTTCAAAATCTATATCTACACCAGGGAATACTAAAGATCCTTCACCTTGACCAGCTTGTGTGCTTGTTAGTTTTATTGTTGCCTCTAAAGTTGAGTTATTTTTTCCAGCCATTAATTTATTAATTTAAATTTAAATGTTAATTCTACTTCTTTTTCATTTTTGGGTATAAAAATCCTCCTATTTATCTTTAATTTACCTTCTTCTTTAATCAAAACTCCCTTATCTTTAAAATACTTAATATAATTATCTATATTAGAGTAAGTCTTAAACCCAAATTTATTCCTCACTAGCTTACGAGCTTGTGTACCAAATCTATCATCTTCGATAGCATCACCTTGTAATTCCATAAAAGCAGATAATATTTCAATCTCCTTAGATGTTAATGGTTTTGGTAGTATTACATTTACCAGTTTCAGATACTTTGGAAAAAACTCTTTACGACTCAGAGTATCTGCCTTTACTCTTTTCAAAATTCTTTAATTCTAAACAAATTCACTAATGCAAAGATATAACAATTATTTTAATTATACAACTTTTTTTAGATTTTTTATATACGACACCTTATTCCCCTCCCACGAATTTGTGCCGTTTGAATTTTCCCAAGAACTTCCTAAGAAGAGATCTCCATGGATCTTTTCTACTCAATTAAGAATAGTTGTGTTATTAGTTACTAGAAGTAAAGTAATAACATAAGACGTAGTAGCTCTGCTTCATTAAACCCTTTATTCTCTTGGCAAAGTATCTTAGTTTAAAACTAATGATATGCAAATATACAATAAAATAAGTTATAAAAAAAATAAAAATAAAAAAAATAAAAAAATATTCGAGATCGTATGCCACACATAATAAACCTCCCCTGTCCAAAAGTGGTAGGGAAAGTCCCCCCTACCCAAAAAATCACACTCACAACTCAGTGAGAGATTTAGTATTTGGGCCTGCTTAAATATAAACTTTATGGGTTATATCATAGCACCTATTCAGTTCTTTGTTGATAAAGACAACACAAGAGCTGACTCTCCTAGTATGTTTGAGGCCAGTGATGGTCGCAACTATACCAAGGTCGTTCTGTCTCAGGACTGTCCTAAGGATGTGAAGGATTTCTCTGATGGGGAATGCTACACTCTTTATGGGTCTACTGAGGATCTCAACAGTCTTGAGGTAGGAGAGAAGGTGAGGGTAACGGCAAGGGAAGAGTAGTTTCCTGGAGACACCTCATCGACAACAGGTTGGAGGATTTCGGTCCTCCTTCCTTTTTTAAAGTCCAGTCTGGACCAGTATAATCCATTTAAGGACTAGTCCACTCAATTCTACTACTGGACTGGACTTGTCTGGTCTAATTGAACTAAATTCTAGTCAAGTCAGGCTTAGTTTAATACAAGTTCACACCACTTAGCAACAAAATAATACGCCCTTGTTAGACTATGCTTGATATTTGTGTGTCCAAGTGAAGCAGGGTATAGTCAAAGCCCTCAAAATGACCATAAACATCAACATCAATAAACTTACTACATTAACATAGTATAGCACATTCGTTGACTTAATGTATCCACATTCATCCCAATATCCAACGGACCACAGAGTGTATCGTAACGAATTTAGACCAAAAAGGCTCATCTAGGTTGAGTGCCAGGTCAATCTGTTGCCATAAAACTATTAGTAGTTCTACATTTACTATCAAGTATAGGGAAAGTAATGTCGAACTAAGTCGTAATCTGTTATGTAATGTAAATGTAGTAACAAAGTACTCATCCTATCAGTGTCAAGTTTGAACAAGTTTTCTTACCCTTGTCGTAATACTTGTTTTGTGCTTGTTTAGATTTGATACTGGTTGAGTGCTTATTTATGAACAGGCTATGAACCAATGCGTTGGTAATAATTAGCCAATATTAGTTACATCTTTGCTGGGAACATTGATAGTAGTAATAACTGATAACAACTAGGCTTGTAGAATGCTAAATTTCCCTTAGCCGAACCAATATGACGAAGTGCCTGAGCACGCCGAAGAACTGCTCTGCCTTATGGCATATTTTAATTAAGATATTAACCAATCAATTATAAAGTATGACAAGAATGTCTAACGAAATCATGGAATTATGGCCTGTAAATGTGCCACTAATACAATTTAAAAGTCAAGGAGTAGATATACAATTTGACAATGCATCAATTTTATGCGGTTACACAATCGCAATACCTAATAAAGTATATGATTATGCATTAACTTGTTCTCGTTCTAATAAGATTATAAAAGAAGATGGAATATCTTGTAGTATGAATGCAGATATTAAGAGAATACATCGTAATAAATCAATTAGATGTTATTATAAGATAGAGAAAAGAATATCTTTTAATGCAATAAAGAACGATTTTTATCCGATATTGGGTGCTACACTTACTAACCTTAAAAGACTGGCAATGCTTAAGGCAAGAGAGCTCAAGGCTGTACAATTAGAATCTGAGTGTAAATCTGTTAAATCTGGCGAAAAGACAGTAACACAAGTAAATCAGTTAAAACTACATTTAGACATAGGTTCTGAAATTGAAGATGATAATTATAATAATAGATATTAATAATGCTTATGAGAAAAGATATTTCAGCTGGAAGTATACAAAAAAGCAAGTGTAATGCACTTAATCCACATGAAACATCATTATTTAGAATTCTAATAAAATCACAAGACATTAAAGACATATTATTAGATATGTTAAATACTTGTGGATGGATAGAATATCAGAGATTTGCAAAATATTCCTTAGATAATGGACTAATAACATCTGATGAACTAAATTCTATAGACATATTTAAGGATTAAATCCTTTACACTGTGGATGAGTGGAAGCCAAGACAAACTATAACAAGTATTGCGATTCAGGCTGATAATTTCAGTCTGTTTCGTGTCTTGGTAACTATAATTCTATTTATTAACCTTAAAAACTAAATCAATGTTAAAGTATAAAATAGCCATTGTTCTATCTATAATACAATCAATGTTGTTACTATATTTAGGATTAGAAATGTCTGAACCAAATTCATTTCAATTAAACTTTTGTTTAATCTATTCAGTGTTCTTTATGATATGTGCGGTAGTCTTTACATACATAATGAGAATTAATGAACTTTAATTAACCTTAAAATATAAAGATATGAAAACAATTCTTAAATCAATTGTATTAACAATATTAGTAGCACTCTTTTGTACTTGTGTATTTACACTTACAGGATTACTCCTAAACTTTTGGAATGAAACACTATTAAATTGTTTAACAGGAGTTATAGGAGCTCTTACAATAGGTGTAATAACATATTTTGCTATTATACAAGTAATAGAATCATTTAAAACAAGTTAGCAACAAAATAAAACAACCCTTATAGACTGTGGGTTGTAAAAGTAAACTAAAGATAGCTCTGTAATGGCGTAAACTCTTTGGATACAAAGTGGATAAATGTCTCTAGCCAGGCACCACACTCGGTAACAGAGACTGGTTAAGAAATAACAATCTTAGACTGTAGATTGTATCTGGTACAAACAGTCAATAACACAACTAAAATAGTATTAATCAAAAAAGAAAAGAAAAATGGCAGAAAACACAAATTTTATTAAAGACGGTTCTCAAATATTATTAGAAGATCTAAGATTATCTAACAATCCTGATAAGGCTAGAGTAGATGATGTAAATGGTATAGATGGTAAATTAAATATATCAGAAGATGGTCGTAAGTATTATATGGCTGTATTTGCTGATCCTACTAATCCACTAGCACCTGAAAAGACAAGAATGGTAGCACAAACTACAAACTCAAATGGTGACCCTATCTGGCGTGCGGGTAGACCAGAAAAGATGAAGAAATTTGTAGGTAAATTAATACCTGGCGATTTTATTACAAGAAAAGTAGAGACATATGAAATAGGAGAGAATGAAGTAGACATTTACTCTTGTGTAGTGTTAAAAGGAGAAAATATTGAGACGGCATTCCGTCAAAATGGTCACGAGATTATATCAGATAGTGATGATTATACTCCTGATTCTGATGTAGATACTGAAGATGCACCTGAAATTAAAGTAGCACAACCCGAAACGACTTCATAGTAGATAAGCCCATAAAGTGTTAATTATGAGTAAAAAAGAGATTAAACAAGGTTAATTCTTTGTTTAGTTTCTTTTTTGTTCATTTTTTTATACTTTATATTAGGATAATTCAACTAATTTTAATATATTTAAACCCAAGAAAAATGAAAATACAATTTGACCACGATGCAGAAAGTTTTGGTGATAGCATTGGAGTACCAAAAAAGAGAATGAAAGAAATGAAACAAACACTTCAACAATTAGGATTTAAACCTAGTTCAGGATTATATGGTTCTAAAAGTAAGTTAATTGAGGAAGTTATAGAAAAAATGAATATAATAGATGCTAATGAACTATTTTTATTAGGCAGTATATTTGGTGTAATGGATTTTTTAATTCAAAATGATTATGATGATGGAAGGACACAAGATAGAATAGATACAATGGCAAAGAGATTTGCAAAAGGTGAATCACCAGTATTAAAAATAGATACATTTAAAGAAGAAATGAAAAATGGAAAAGAAGATTTTTAATATTAAACTATATTGTCTTAGAGATAGGAAAACACATAGAATACTAAATGTAGGTTATAGTGAAGATGGTCTTAAATATACATTTAATAAAGTAGGTAAATGTTTATATAATGAAGCATCTTATGTAGATATATATCAAAGAAAGTCGTTTTCAACGATTAAATCAGATTCTTTAAGGAATTCTCTTGAAAAATCTGAAAACTATTATGCTAATAAAGCATTAATATTAAGTAAATAATTATAATTAAATAATCCACAGTATTATGAGTAATAAAGAAAATGATAAATTCATAAATTTTGAAAAGGTAATAGATGTACTAACAGAGTACAGAGATAAATTAAAAGCATATGATGGCTATATTTCTAAGCTATCTGATATGGCTATGCTTGCATTAGAAGAAGATAGTATCCTGGCAGATGCTAGAATTGAACTTAAGATTAAAAAGCAAATGAAAAAGGAAACTAAATCTAATAATCCAAGAGATTTGTTAGATTTATTAACAAGTTCTGGTACCCCTGATGAATTTGCTAGAAATTTAGACAGTATTCAAGGTAAAATAGAAGATAATAGAGAAAAAGAAAAAAAGTGGGAACACTTTTCTATTAAAATGGATGAGCTTGATAATATAGCTTTTCTAGCAGTATTATCAGAAGTAATACAGATTTTAAAGAAATATAAAAAGAGTATAAACCAAAAAACTGAAAACATATGCAAAAAATTGTAAAAATAGGAGATGTAGTAATAGTTAAATCTTACATTAAAGTAAAATCTGATGATGGGTTTCATAAAGGTATGAGAATTAGGGTTGAAAGTATTAATAATGCAACTGGTAATATTATAGGATACAGACTTAAACCTGAAGGTATACAAATTTCTAATAAAAATAAAAAAGAAGAATTAGTATTAACCCATCAAAAAGAAATCTTAGGTTATGCCTAAAGTAGGAATCAATTTAAAAGATAGAATAAGAGTATATTTAATACAATATCCTGAAACTAGAGATAGTAATAATATATTAATGTCTGTAATCTGGCAATATGAAACAGATAAATATAATATATTAAGTGAGAAAGATATAAATATAGATCCTCTTATTTTACTTAGAAAAGGTAAATTAACTAGTTGGGATAGCGCAACACGTGCTAAACGTAAATTACAGGAAGAACATCCTGAATTAAGAGGCCAATCTTATAATATAAGAAAGGCTAAAGCTAAAAAAGTATCTAAAAATCTTAATAATTTGTTTGGTAATTCAAATTATATTATTTAATATTGCAAAATGAAAAGAGTTAAAAGAACACGAATAGAATTAAAAAAAGTTGGGAATCAGATAGTTAAATATTATTTTAATAATCCTGAGAATAATGGTTATAGAGCTATAATAGATAGATTTAGAGTGAATGAATCTTTTATTAGAAAAGTATTAACTATTGAAATGGAAAAGAGATTTAATAAAAAACAATGTATAAAAGGATAAGGAATTTAAAGAATTCTTGTGGAGATACAAGAATATTAAAATTAATTAATGAAAGTTCTATAATTCAAATTTCTAGTGAAGTATCTGATGTTTCTGTAAGTATTAAAACAGAAAATAATGAGCAATATATTAGTTGTGTTAAATTTGTATGTGGTCCTAATATAGATTTAGGATCTTATATAAATTTACCAGATTATGGTAGATGTAAGATTATAGGGATATATCCTAGTTTTCATGATAATCCAAATGAATATTTATTAGAAATACTTAAAATACATGACAAAGGAAAAAGAAGAAAAAAATAGACCTGTAGAAAAAGAATTTAAATTCTCAGGTGCTCCATACAGACTTAAAGATGAACCGTATGATGAGTATAAAGCAAGACAAAAAATGCTTAAAGCTCTTCAAAAACAAAAGTTAAAAGGAGAAAAAATCTGGCAAAGTCATGTATTAGGTACATATCGTAAAGAATTTAAAGGACATGAAAAAGAGATTACACAAAAATTACAAGATTATGCAAAAGAGCAAAGAGATAGTATGGATTCAGACAGCAACTCTGAATCTGAAGTTTAATTATATAATAATAGAAAAATATGCAAAAAATCACACAAAAAGAATATGATGAATTTAAGTTAAGAGTTATAAATGCTGTTATGAAAGAATATAGAGATTTAGAAAATTGTAAAAATGGGCATACTGATATTAATCCATTAGTATTTTTAAAAGCGTTTAATTTTAATCATAAAATAGCGCCACTACCACCACAATTGTTTGATAGTCAAGAACTAAAAGAGATAGCAGCTAGAACTATATGTGATATGGTTAAAGTAGCAGAATCACCTGTAATGTGTTTTGTTACTGAAGGATTAATGGCAAAGCTTCCAAAGGGTGTTGATCCTAGTAATTTACCTAAACCTTCAGAATTACCTGAAGACCAAAGACAAGAAATTGTATTTCTTCATTTTGAATCTAGAAATCTTGGAGATTATTCTATAAGCTTTATTAAAAAATTAGAGTATATTAATGGCGGATCAAAATTTAAAGTAAAATTAGTACCTGATGAAAACTTGAAAGGATTAAATCAAGCAAATAATAAAAATACTTCTATTAAAGGTATTTTTTCTAATTTTTATTCAGCTGTATAGAGTTATCAATGATTTATTTCGTAGGTAATATTTCCTTATTAGATAATAATTGTAAACCCGCATCAATAGATGATGTAGTCAATTATTGTAAGAATCAAACACATTTTGCAATAGACACCGAAACTTCAGGTGTAGATTACAACAAAGATAAAATAATAATGTTACAAATTGGTGATGAATTTAATCAATATGTAATAGATACACGCTATGTGAGTATAATCCCACTGAAAGAGGTATTAGAATCTGAACTCCACCTTAAGTTAGGACATAATATCAAATTTGATTATAAGTTCTTACTTTCAAATTTTAATATCAGGCTCAGAAACGTATGGGATACAATGCTCGCAGAGTGTGTTATTCATTGTGGTAAAGTTAAACCTGGTTATAGTTTATTACATACCACTAAACGTTATTTAAATATAGATTTAAATAAAAATACTCGTGACTCTTTTTCTAAATTGAATAGCGGTGAACCATATACAAAAGATCAAATAGAATATGGAGCTAAAGATGTAGAATATTTAATACCTATAATGAATGAACAAAAACGTATTATTAATGATTTAAATTTAAATGATCTTATTTTACTTGAAAATGAAGCAACACTGGCATTTGCTGAAATAGAATATAATGGATTATATTTAAATCAAAAAGCATGGCGTAAATTAGCAGTTGATGCTGTAGATTCATCTATAGAAAAAGAAGATGAATTAGATGCTATGTTGTTGAATGATAGTAAGTTACAACAATTTGTTTTACCTGGAATACAAATTGATATGTTTGGTGGCAAATTAAAAAAGACTTCAGTTAAATGGAGTAGTCCAATACAAGTTAAAAAAGTATTACTTACTTTAGATTCTACTTTAGAAGATACAAGTATGCGTGAATTATATAAGAGAAGAGAACAATATCCTATTATAGAAACTATTATAGATTATCGTAAAGAATGTAAATTAGCTAGTACTTATGGTTTAGATTTTTTAAGATATGTAAATAAAACTAGTCAACGTGTACATACTATGTTCTGGCAAATATTAAACACGGGTCGTGTATCTTCAGGTATGAAAGGTAAATTTTCTTATCAAGATTATCCTAATATGCAAAATATACCAGCACGTGATGAATATCGTAATTGTTTTGAAGCTGAATCTGGATATAAAATAATAACTATGGATTATTCAGGTCAAGAATTAAGATTGATTGCTGAAGGATCACAAGATTCTACATGGTTAGAAGCATTTAAAAATGGAGAAGATGTTCATGGTAAAGTAGCATCTATGATATTTGATATAGATATATCTAAAGTTAAAAATAGACCTAAATTTTTAAAAGGTAAATCTTATAGAGATGTAGCTAAAACAATTAATTTTGGTTTAGCATATGGTATGAGTTATTATAAATTAGCTGATACATTAAATATATCTCAAGAGAGAGCAAAAGAATTTATAGATAAATATTTTAGCGCATTACCAAAGATTAAAGCATTTCTTAATGCATTAGGAAATTATGGTAAAGAATATGGTCATATTAAAACATTTAAACCTTATAGAAGAATTAGATGGTTTGAAGATCATAAAAATTTAGGCAATTTAGATAGAAAACTTAAATTTCATAGATTAGGTGAAATTGAAAGAGCTTCCAAAAACACTCCTATTCAAGGCAGCGGTGCTGATATGATTAAATATGCGTTATCGTTATTATTACGATATATTAATGACCACAATTTACATGATAAAGTGAGATTAATTACACAAATACATGATGAAATAGGTTGTGAAGTTAAAGAAAATTTTACCGATGAATGGGTAGAAATACAACGTGAAATAATGATGTTAGCAGGTAAAAAGATATGTAAATCTGTCGATATGGTTGTAGATCATTCAGTATCAGACAAATGGAGTAAATAATATAGGTTGGGAGTAAAAGCGTGAAGCGTAGGTGGCAGACTTGTGCTATAAAATAAATACCTACACTCCCTTCCTTTTTCATTAACTAAAAACAAATAATTATGTTAAAAAAAGAATTAATACTAAAAATAGCAGAAAGATTAGCTCATAAAGAAAATATAGCTACATCATATAATGAAATAGCAGAAATTGTATTGACTTATAATAAAGGCTGGAAATATGAAGGAGAAGAAATGATTGAATTAATAGATGAAATATTATCTGTTAAAGAAAATATAATTAAAAGCTTAAATTCAACAGAAAAAGATTTATCATTTTAATAACTAAAAACAAATAATTATGCCAAATTGGTGCTGGAACCACCTAGAAGTAACAGGTGACGAAATACAACTACGAGAATTCGTAGAAAAATCAACAATAGATATTGAAAGAGATGATGAATTTTCATTTAATGGAACACATCCTATGCATGAAGATCTGAATATAACTAAAGGTACACAAACACAAGATGAAAAGGAACAAGCTATGCTTAACAAAGCCAAATATGGACATACTGATTGGTATGACTGGCGTTGTGAAGAATGGGGAACTAAATGGGACGCTTGTGAACCTAATATACAACATAGTAATATAGATTACTTTGCTGTATCATTTGAAACAGCTTGGAGTCCTCCTATAGCCTGGATAGATAATATTATGCAAGACTTTCCTGACTTATGTTTTACATTAGAATATGAAGAGCCAGGTATGTGTTTTGGCGGTAGACTATCAGCACAATATGAAGTAATATGGGACGATTTACATTGGGACTTAGATCAAGCATCGGAGTGCTGTGAGGCAGAAGTATCATTTGATGATAATTATGAAGCTAAATGCCTTGTATGTGGAGAAGAAACAGAAACAATAAGTATTAACGCGGCTGATATTAAGCCTGCTAAAATTAAAATAAATGAAACCAATGAAAGTAACTCAAATTAGTGAAGGAAGCAAAGAAGCTTACAAAAGATTAACAATGTCATATAAAGAATGGAGACAACACATAAGCGATAGCGTACAATACACAAAACTTAAGAAAAAACTTCCAGAATCTATAAATAATACTAAGAATATACTAAGTGAATTTAGTACAGACTTCTTAGGAAAATGTAATCATTATCTTGATGTTAAATTTATTAAAACTAAAACACAAGAAGCATACGATAGAACTAAACGATTTATAAATAAATAATAATAGCAATGAATCCAACTGCCTCACTTTATAGTGATGAGGGTTGAAAGGGAAATTTGCAGTTAATAAACTTTCTGCTATTATTTAATTAAAATAATAATTATGGAGACAAATACAATATCATTTAATGTTAGTAAAACTATTAACATAGGTAACTTTGAAGCTATTAAAATTAATTATGGTCAAAGTATTACAATAGATCCTAATAAACCTGTAGAAATACAGAGAGAAATG